GCTCGCGGCGGCGTCGCACATTGCGTCGGACACGAAGGCCAACGTAGACAACAAAATAGGAGCTCACAAAGAACTGATATCGGGCGATTATTGACGACTTGTGGATGTTGCTCGTCAGACCGTTTACAGAAAGTCGGCTTCGTCAACTGATCTCGTTCTTTAGAGTGAACGCAAGAGGCAGCACCAATCCAATCGCAGCGCTCCTGTTCACGAGCGGCCATTTCGACTTAAAATCGTCACCAATGAGAAAGGCACCCACGACCGCCATGAAAGCGAGCTGGGCAACCATTGCGTTGGCTGGCAATGCGACGCCACATATGGTCCCATAGAATACTACGAACATGGCTGCCGTGACGGTGTGAGCCAACGACGTTTCACACGCGTTCACTGTTTCAATGTAATCTTCTTTGTTAAGATTTATTTCGAGTACGCACGTAACAAACACCACCACCAACGCAATTGCAAGTGGCCGGCTTTTGAGCGTCCGACACAAGTAGCGCAGGTGCATTATAACGCCAGAGATGCTCAATGCTGTCAGTACGAACAAGCCATGCTCTCGTCGATGCCATGGTCCGGTTGCGTCAAATCGATGGCAAACCGCCAGGTTCGAAATGTCCAGATGCGCCGGGGCGAGCAAGAACACCGCAACAGAAATCGCCAATCCCAATCGCTCGATCATCGGATTACAAGGCAAGTACAATGTTGTTTGCCGGTCGTGAACTGTTATTTTTTTTGCTAATTTTTAACAACCAACCAATGAGCGACTGTGTAATCTTGAGCGTCGTGCCGAAGCACGGCTTCTCCGTGATAGCGTTGGACACTCTCCGAAATTTGGCGTCGACGTTGAAATGTCGTTTACTGGTCGCCTCCGATAGCGACAGTAGCGTCCACGACGACGAGCTCGTGCTCTTTCATGACAGCGAGAACGAGTTTGCAGCGCGTAACCATCTTCTTGGGGCCGCAGAGGAGGATTCCGATGGAGGACCTTACAAGTATGTCATCTTTGGCGACCTCACAAGCGTAAACGATCACATAGACTTCGAGGGTGTGCGAAACTCGCTTCAGATTCTTGAGGCTGGGCTGTTGGACGTAGCTACCGCAAACCAGCAAATGTTCTTCTTCGATCGCATGAATTTTGTCAAGAAGGACGTTGCCGCGCCCTGGCGCTCGTTCATGGCATCGTCCGCAATCGTCCCGGTGGTGTCGTCTTACGGCGGATTGGCGGTGTACCGCCGAAACTCCATCGGTACCACACGTTTCCGAAACACAGGGTTCGTAGACTTTAACAGAGAGCTTGCGTCAACGGGCGCCAAGATTGCCATTGTACCGTGGATGGTCAACTCGGGACACGACGCATGGTGGCTGATGGCCACGATCATCGTGATGGTGACTCTATTCCTGATCTGTTTGATCGTGAGAAATTTTCTTAGGTTATCCTAGAGTTTTGCCATGAGGGGCAGTATTGTCGGGTGTGCGCGCAACTGCGGCCGATTCTTACCCGATTCGCTACGGACCGCAGTAATGTTGTCAAGATACTTCGACGAATGCACATTCGTATTCTACGAAAACGACTCGACGGATGATACGTTAGACGTGCTAAATCGTTTCTGTCAAAATGATCACGCAAACAGAACAATCATCACCGAGAAGAACGTGCAAGGGCATCGCGAGAGCCGGCTTGCGCACGGCCGAAAGGCGGTTTTTCAGGTCGCCTTGCAAGCAGATCCGCTAGTCGTCGTTGTCATGGACATGGACGATGTCAACCGCACAGTCAAAAACTTCACCGATGCGCTTCAATTGGTTGCACAGGGTAAATTAACAGTGGCGAGCGCGAACCAGAAGCTCCAATATTACGATCTATGGGCGCTGCGCTCAGGGCGCGAGCATGAGCGGTGCCGACACCTTCCAGCTGCGGTGTATTGTCACATCCAAAGAGATTTTAGGATCGGAGAAGAGAGATTTTGGCTCTCGGAAATCTCGTTTAATCTCATAAGGTCGATTCGCAAGTCTAATACCTTTGGGTACACCGAGGTAGTGTCTGCGTTCGGCGGTCTGGCAATTTACGACGCAGCAAGTGTTAAGGCGTCCGTCAGCGCCTATTCCGGCGTCACGGACGACGGTTTCGAAGTTTGCGAGCACGTGCCTTTCCATGAGGACATCGTGAGGAAGGGGGGTCATATCGGGATCGTTCACTCATTCATCAACTCGGGTTATGACGATCGTCTCCTACACGAGATCAGTGTTTATACGATTGTGGTCCTTTCAAGTTTTGTTTGCTTCGTCTTATGCTTGGTGGCTAACTAGCGCTAACTAGTTCTTTTTGGTAATGGCGCAACGGCGGGAAAAAAAAACCTGCGTGCAGAATGGACGTTACCATAACAGATTATCCAGGCGTAATTGAGCACCCCTTCGACACCGACTATAACGACATGTTCGTCCAACAAAATCCATAGCGCCGCAAGCTCACTTTGCAGAATTCCATTTTTTGTGTTGCTCTTGGCGCACGCCAAACCAAAAGCAGAATATTATATAAATAAATACAACACATGGCGCAGTGGGCGGTGACACTAGTGATTGGTTTGCTCTGCGTTATTGTCTCCGTTGCTTTGAAGATCAACGTGTTTCCAGAAGTGCCTCGCGTCAATGATAGCGAGAAGGAGCTGGGTCTCGATACCGACTCGCTACACGACGTCCCTTTGGAGCGTCTACACGCTCACAACAACGCATTATGCGGCCCGTTGGATCTTCCACTGCCTGACAGCGTTTGCATCGGTCTTGGAATCACGCTGTGCATTGTCGGCGTCTGTGCGTTCGACCGCAGCCGTTTGAAACACATTTCGGTTGCAAGCCTGCTATTGCTTGGGATCACGTTGGTCCACGTGCTGAAGAAGCGGCGCGGCCGCTTGCTCCGTCAAAAATACGAGCAGATATCGGAGGTGATTGGGGCTAAGACCTGGAAGTCGTTGAATGATTAAGGTCTCTAACACCACGGCGCGTATTCAAAGTTTTTGCCATCGTGAACAATTTGCTGCCTCTCTCTCTCCGCCTCCGCCGCCTGTCGCGTCTCGGCCTGGCGCTTTCGCTCCTCCTTGGCCTCCTCTACGGCACCTGCCTCGCGCTTTCGCTCCTCTTGGGCTTCTATCGTAGTAGCTATCACGTGGCCGCTCTCCGATGCAATGAACAGCGGCCTGTGTTTGGCTGCCTCGGCCTTGTGCTTGCGCTCCGATGCAGGCCGCCTCCTTTCGCGCTTCTTCTGATTTTTGTCAAGTCGCCTCTTTGCTTGGTCGTGCTGCATTTGTTTCGATGCGTCTTCGGCTGCCAGCAGTTCTGTTGCCATGAATTCGGCCTTGCGCTCCTCCTCGGCCTTGTGCTCGCGCTCTTTGTTGGCCTTGCGCTTGCGCTCCTCCTCTACTGACAGCAACGCAACGATTGCCTCTGTGAGTTTCGTGTTTTTGAGCCAACTGTCGTCGACGGCGGCGCCGTGCTCGAGCAGTAGCCGTGCAACCGGCTCGTGGCCGTCCTGACACGCGGATAACAAGGGCGTGTACCCATTGTCGAGTGCCTGGTTGACAGCGGCACCGCGCTCGAGCAGCAGCCGCGCGACCGGCTCGTGGCCCTCCTGGCACGCCATGTACAAGGGCGTCGCCCCTTCATCTAGCGCCTGATCGACAGCGGCGCCGTGCTCAAGCAGCAGCCGCACGACCGGCTTGTGGCCGTTCTGGCACGCGATGACCAAGGGCGTGCACCCATTGCCATTGTTGTCCGCCTGGTCGACAGCGGCGCCGTGCTCAAGCAGCAGCTGCGCGACCGGCTCGTGGCCCTTTGAGCACGCCACTGACAAGGGCGTCCACCCATCGTTCGTCCCATTGTTGTCCGCCAAGTCGATTGCGGCGCCGCGCTCGAGCAGCAGCCGCACGACCGGCTCGTGGCCATTCGCGCACGCGATGACCAAGGGAGTCGCCCCATCCTTCTTTGCCTGGTCGACGGCGGCGCCGCGCTCGAGCAGCAGCCGCGCGACCGGCTCGTGGCCCTTTGAGCACGCCACTGACAAGGGCGTCCACCCATCGTTGTTCGCCTGGTCGACGGCAGCGCCGTGCTCGAGCAGCAGCTGCGCAACCGACTCGTGGTCGTTCTGACACGCCAGTGACAAGGGCGTATACCCATCGTTGTTTGCCTGGTCGACGACGGCGCCGTGCTCGAGCAGCAGCCGCGAGACCGACTCGTGGCCCTCCGTGCACGCAATTTGCAAGGGCGTGAACCCCTCGTCGTCCGCCTGGTAAACGGCGGCGCCGTGCTCAAGCAGCAGCCGCACGACCGACTCGTGGCCCTCCAGGCACGCAATTTGCAAGGGCGTGAACCCATTGTTGTCCATCTGGCCAAGAGAGGCGCCATGCTCAAGCAGCAGCCGCACGACCGGCTTGTGGCCCTTCTGGCACGCATAGTACAAGGGCGTGCACCCATTGTCGTCCGCCTGGTCAACGGCGGCGCCGTGCTCAAGCAGCAGCCGCACGACCGGCTCGTGGCCCTTATCGCACGCAATTTGCAAGGGCCTCCACCCATCGTCTGTCGCCTGGTCAACGGCGGCGCCGCGCTCTAGCATCAGCTGCGCAACCGACTTGTGGCCCTGATGGCACGCAATGGATAAGGGCGTGCGCCCATCTTTCCTCGCCTGGTCGATGCGGTTCAAATCGAGCGCTGCGGTGCAGGTCTTCTGTGTCTTCCCAGCTGGCTTTGACATTGCCGCGATTGCCGCGATACCGCTGTAGGCTTCAGACGCAACCTGATTGACACGGGCGACTGGAGTACCGCACCCGAGGACGCTCAAGGCACGCTCAGTCGCTCCTCGTCGCCGGTGGACGGGAGGCAGTGCACGACACAGGGGATCGGGGAGCTTTGTTGCGGTTTTGGGGTCGTGCTCTGTGGGCCACCCAATTGCCAGAATTTCTGGAAAATGCGAAGTGCCCTGACAGCACAGGCGGCGGCGTTTTTGTCCACCAAGAAGTTACGAAAAAAAAACGAAACATAGTCGCAACTAAACGGTCTCGCCCGCAAAACACTATATGCTACTCATCCGACGATGCGACCGTCGGCGCCAATATCGCTGTCATTGTCGCTGTCTGACATTTATTTAACTCTCTCTTCGCCTCCGCCGCTTGTCGCTACACTATATGCTATTCGGCCTCGTTAAAAAAACATAACATCCGCCGACAAAGCCACAAGTGCGCCTACAAGACAAGAGCGCAGTCTGCGGTGTTCAGGACATAACGCGAAGACGGATGCTTCAGCGTTGTCAGACTGTCGCGCAGGTGGTTGATGCCGCCGGAGTTGATTTCAGTGAAGAGTATAGAATTGTAATCGAAGTGCATTTCTGGGACTTTGAAGGAATGCGTCACTGCCTGCACAACGGCGCGTGCAGCGCCGTATGTGTTTCCAATGCGCAGGTTCCGGACCGGTTTGGTCGGATCGACAATCAAGGAATTGCTGTCTCGTAACAAGAGCACGTTGAAGAAAGACTTGGAGAGTTCGTACGACATCTCGAGCTTGTGTAGCTTATAGCTGACAAGCGCCAAGAAGTTTGTGAGCGGGTCGCTGTGTGCGGCACGCTGCGTTGCATACTGGTAATGAGCAACGGTCGCAATCTCTCTAGTCATACAGAGCTTTATGTGGGATCCTACAAGCTGGGCGAGCAAGCTGACGTTTTTGGTGCTCACGCCAAGTCCGTTGGGACCGATCGGTATCTTGCACTGCAAGCCGAAGTGTTCGGTGGCCTTAGTGATCCAGCACGCCTTAGTCGGCGTAATGAAGAGTAGTAATGCGGGAAACGATGAAAAGGCCGGCGGGTCCGCAAAGACAATACTCATCTCCATTTGCGGCATTCGGTTTAAAGCAGTTTTGAGTCGGAGAGAGAAAGCGGTCGGGCGTTTGCTCCAGCAAAGGTTGTGCTGTACCGACGCCTGGTAGTGGCACACCAGATTGTCGAACTGCGGACGCCAGCCGACAATACGTTCTTCTTTGATGCCGGCGAAGATCGTGAACACTTCCTTGTTGTTCTCATCCGGACGCAACCAGTTGTCTTCGCCGCCGACCAGACACAGCACGATAAGATCAAGTACGTCGTCGGGTAGCGCGTTGATGAGCTGCAGCGGGCGCTTCTTGCGGTTGATTGAGTGATTCCAAGGACGGTACGAGATTGGAGTCGTCATGACCTTCTGAGTGATTTCGGAAAAGGTCTTGTCGAGAAAGAGGTACATTTCGATTGCGTGGATCTTTGCACGCGGAATCGCTCCAAATGCCACATACACGAATCGCTGGATAATCTTCTGGCGGTCGGGGAACCGGGTACTCGCCATCGTCGACAGCCGTGACCGGGCATTACGGTGCGGCTTCATGTCAATCACATACGCGAAGCTGTGCCCCGCGTTCTTTTCGAGTGCACACATGTACAGCTTTGCTAGGTAGACTCGGATGCGCTGCTCGAACCAGACGTGGGTAGTGAGCTCCAAGCCGTACGACATATGTGCCAACCGGCGAATGTACGCCAGCGCCATACGAGCCGGACGGTGCAGGCGCTCTACGTCCATAGTCATGACTTGCAGTGTGCTAAGTACCTGGCATAAGTGCCCGGTTAAGTGCCCGGTTAAGTGCCCGGTATAGACAGTACGAAGAAGAAGCCTATCGAAAGTGCCCTGCCGGGGTACCCATCGAAATAATATCTCAACTAAAGTCAATCAAGGGATATGAATGGGGGCGATGGAGACATCGCCGCCCCTCGGTGGCCCCCGGTCGGCGAGCGTACGCCGGAGCTTGTGCAATTCATTGCCGAGAAAGGCGCCGATGCGACCACGGAGCGCTGGCATCAGGACCGTGGCAATCTTGTTGTCGATGACGCGATTAACGAGGAAGTTTGTATTGGGTACTTCGAATTGGTTGACACGTTGCTGAAGCCCACGTACGACCTGGTCGGCCTCCGACCGCACACTCCTGAGTGGGAGACCTTGTTGGCCGGTGCGTTCCCGAAGTGGAACGACACGGTGCACGAAGAGATGGTTAAGGTCATCACAACGGCGCGGCAAACAAAGCGCCCCGGCCTGCTCATCTTTGTCGTCAAGAAGTGGATCGAGCTATTCCGCCTTGAACAATGTGAGGGCGGCACGTACAATTCGCAGTTCATGGACGCAATGTGGTGCAGCATCCTAGGCGCACCGCAGGACGCAATCCTGTCAACATTGCCGCTCAAACGCTTCGACGAGGGCGGGTTGGAGGCAATCAACGAGGATGTTGTTCGGAATGCATGCAATGCGCGTATGAATCAGCTGACGCAGCTGCGAGACGAGCTTTTAGAGAGCGCAAAAAATGCCACGCCCACCATCGGCACGGGCGACGAGGCTGCGTCGATCAACCACAACAACTGGATTGGTATACTAACCCGTGACCTGAACAAGTGTGCGGTGGTCATCAACCGAGGGTACCAAATTATAGTGCAAACGCTTTGCGTCGTTCAGGACAAGTCATGGATTGGCGCAGGCGATGCGCCTACAAAGATGTTGCGCGCGCTTGAGTCAGATAAAACGCGCAAGGCGCACCTACTTGTCCGTGAGATGAAGTCGATCATGCTCACTGAACGCTACCGGCGCCGTGTGGAACCGACCAAGACTACTGTGTGGAAACAGTTCACCTACACCGAGCGGGCTGTCGTGTATTGGATCCGCCTCGATCGACTGTTTGCGCTGCATCAGGACAAGGAAGACCTTAGCAGCGATCCGTACCCAATGTACGAGAACGGCAACGATAACGGTCCACTGAACCCTTTATTGTTTCAGCGGCGCACTAACATGGAGTCGCCCCCAGTTACACCGAACAACGACGAGGAGTGGTCCGAAATGGACATCCAGACCATCAAAGACGAGACACATGGTCACCTTCTGGAGGTGAAAGGCAACACTATTAGCACGCACTTATGCGGCGGCCGCAGCGGAGATACATGCTACGAGCGCACAATATGCCTTGAGAACGGGAAGAATGTCCGGCGCCCGTGCTGCTGCTTCCTGCATACATGGTGCGGGCAGCCATTTTTGTACGACGTCTTCGAAAAATGCAACCTTTGCAAAGGCAAACCCATTCCGCTAAGCGAAGCGCAAGTACTCTTCGAGCAGTACAAAAAAAAATTCCAGATGATGCCGGGCGCGGAGTCGGTGGTGCTTGACCATGCGTTTTCGTTCAAACGAGAAATATCAACAATTCCGCGATGCACGCAGGCGTACGTACAGCACGACAAGAAAACGATGGAAGAACTCGTGTACCATATGACGAGCGAGTACGTCAATCTCGAGCTTTCGCAGCTCGTTGAGAGCGAGGACAAAGTTCGCCAGGAAGCTATCAAGGTGCTTACACGCGACACACTTGACGATAATCTTGTGCTGGCACCCGACGAAACGTTGCTCGTCTTCAACGATGGCATCCTGGTCGCGAGCCTGGACTTGCTCCACCGCCTCGGCGAGGACGAGCCCGTCTTTCTTTGCTGGGACGATTCCAGGCTTGCACTGTCCTTCATCCGCAACCGGACTACCATTCGCAAGTTTGACGATCCGTTTCGCCCCGACGAGCTCGCCTTTGAGATGCGCGCAATGAACCTTTTTCGCTACGTATCACAAACGCGCTCGGTGTTTCCGGGAACGCACCTTGACCCGAATGGCGTAAAGACGAGCGCAGCGGAGTCAACGGACATCGACAGCGTTTACACCTGCTACCCGAAAGACCGACAGGATTACTGTGCGTGCTGTGGGATGCACAAGAGCCTTTGTGTGCCATTTACATATTACTTACAAAACGGTTGCGAAGTGATGCATCCGATGATACAGGGTCACGAGAAGCGCCGCAAGCTGAGCTCGAGCAAACCGGTTGTGAACTCGGCTGAATTCTACGCGATGATGTCGGATTGGATTTGTACCACGATTACTGAGGAGAAGTACAACTGGAACGACATCAAAAATTTGTGCTCTGAAGGAGATGAAAACGGCTATGCATCTTCGTTTGGCGAGCAGATATTCGAGCTGATTGAAACGCACGAATTGCTCGATCTGCAGGATTACGATTACCTTGGCGCTCACCAAGCAGTGCACAATGCAATCGAAATCGATGCAAAAATGCACCTCACAGAAATGGGTCTGACAGAGTCTCCGATGACCTTTAGTTTGCCGCACCAATTCTCGATTGACCTGCGTCAACTCAATACGCACAAGGAGCTCATGCGCAAGGCTGCGGCTGTTCCAACATTTGCGCTTGATTCAATCTTCATTCCTCAGCTTGAAAAGCTCGGCAATCGCCAAGAGCACGACGGCCTGTACACTGACAACCACACCAAGTTCACAGATACGCAGATTGCGCTCGACATGGAGCAGTACTACTTCGTCATTCTAATGCTCACTGGCCGATACCTTTTCGAGCAGGGGCGCCACGACTCGTGGCAGGTGTTCTTGTACCTACTTGGCGCAAACCAGTCCGGTAAGACTACATTCCAGGAGTGCCTCGGTGAGTTTTTCCACGCGTCGGAGAAGGGCTACTTCTCCGAGAAAACCGAGTCGACGTTCGGGCCGGTGCACATGGTCAACAAGTTCATAGTCATGATCACCGAGGGCTTTTCCGGTGCGAACGGTTTTGCAAATTTGCTAAAGAGCTTGGTCTCGCAGGACGGTGGCTCGTTTGCCGTCAAGAACGGAAAACCGTACGAGGTCGACAAAACAACAGTCGGCATTCAGGGGTGCGGTAATACGGACCTATTGTGCGATGACAGCGGGGGCGGATGGTCGCGTCGCATGGTTTGTGCGGAGATGCCGGCAACCGCATCCAAGCCACGCGCCACGCTTGCCGGTGAGCTCAAACAGCTCGAGCTCGGGCGCATCATCTATAAGGTAGTACTGCTCTACTTCGCAGGAATCAAGGCGACTGGTTTCAAAAACGGCCCCTCGCGCGAACATCAGACAACGGCTGCGGCCAAATTCTGGGGACCGTGCAACAAGTCTGCCTCTGTTGACCCGGAGTCGTTTGCTGCGTGGAACATCTTTGCCCGTTTGCGTCCCGATGGCATTGCTCCGAAAGCGTTCGACGAGATGAAATCACGTGTTACCTCGCGCAACCACCCGCTCACCAATGCATTGACAACCATGCGCCGCGACAGAGGCCGGTACTATTTTGCGGATAGTCTACCTGAATGGGATAAAGCAAGTCGAGAGTCTGGTCAGCAGTTCTGCAAGGCACCGGCACTGTCAAACGGTCAGATCGATGTGAAAAAGATTTCAAGCGCCAAAGAAAAAGAAGACGATTTCATTTTCTCGCCTGTCGATGCTTTGGATGTGATGGACCAGGACTGCGACGCGAACATGGAAAGCGCGCCGGACTTTATGAACATCCTATACATGCCATTCGACGACAAGAAAGACGTCGGTTTCATGCAGATGGTGCAGAGCTGCTGTAACAAAATGGACCTTGACATTAAGATGGCGCTGAAGCGCAACGAACAGCACTGGTGGACTGGGCCGCTTGCCAAATTTAACGTCTATAAGGTGGAGTGCTCGCTGCCGTGGCCGATCGGACAGCGGTCCAAATGGCGCAGGTGCGAGTGGATCATCAACTGTTCGTCCAAGAAGTGTTTCGTGAACGAGAAGACAAACGTGCAGTACTACCCAAGCGTTGAACACAAAGTGGGCACGAACACTTCGTGAAAGCTTGATCACAAAGTGGGCACGAACACATCTTGAAGGAGCGTCGCAATGCTGCTCAGCGCGCACCGGCACCGCACACCAGTAGCGCGCACTCGTTAGAGTGGGATTGTTAGGACAGCGGTTGGCGTGGTTTTTGTTCGTTGTTCTCCGATAGGACAGCGGTTGGCGTGGTTTTTGTTCGTTGTTCTCCGATAAGTGCGTTCGAATGCCACCACCTTCTTTGAAACCAACTAACAAAAATATGGAGGATTGTAGGAACGAGGCAAAAAAAGGGGACGGGTTTAGACACGAGGAAGAACAACCCTGGGGGTCGTACATTGACATAATGACCGGCGACGACTTTGTAGTGCGTATGCTTACCATTAAGGTTGGCGCACGCACGTCGCTGCACCGGCATGCACACCGTTCTGAGATGTGGCAGTGTGTGGCGGGCAAGCCTAAAGTAATGATCTGCGACAGCCCCGACAAAATAGCGTCCGTGCCCTTTGTGGGCTTTGCGCCGGGGGAAGCAACCCGTGTGCGGGTGAACCACGTGCATCGCATTGATAACCGGAACGGTCACGAGGACGCCAAGATAATCGAAATACAGTTCGGCAAATGCGACAACAACGACGTTGAGCGCTTCCTTGACGATTACGGGCGCCCGACGGTAGACATCCCCAAGCCTGTATTACACACCGCCAAAAATGACGCAAACGCAAAAGAATTGACCGCGTCCGGTCCGGTTGTTGTGAAGTTTACTGCGAGCTGGTGCGCACCATGCAAGACGATCGCACCCAAATTTCACGAAATTGCAAAAACCGAGACCGACGTAAGGTTCGTAGAAGTTGACGTCGATGTTTGTGGAGAATTCATTCTCGAGCACTCCGTGGATAGTATGCCTACCTTTGTTGCGATGTTCAATGGGAAAGAGATCAATCGTTTCTCAGGCGCAATTGCAATGAATATACAGACGCTTGTCGATGAGGTCAAGGCGAAAGCAGACAATCAAGCAAAACTTGGCTGAGGTTTATATGAGCATTCTGATATACGAGGTTTATATGAGCATTCTGATATACTCGTGTTAACCAATCATCCCATAAAAAAATCATTTTTTTTTGTTTCAACTATCCCAAGATTCTTTCATGCCCAGACGAAAGTGCCGTGCCTTGTATCAGAATGCTCATATAATTTGTCGTGTCGCTTCACTTCTATTATTAACGCTCTATCGCAGTCTTGTCAACATTTTTTTGCGTTGATGTCACTTATAGGCTTTTCTAATCCTCTTATCAAATGTGGCAAGAATGCGAGCAGACGCTGCGCGCCCTCCACCAACGCGATGTACCGCACGAATGGAGCACCGAATTGTTATCGAAGGCTATCATTCCAAGCAAAGTGTTTACTGTAAGCGCATTGCAAGAATTGTGGCGGGAGAAATGCGCCAGGGAGATTGCGGCGCTGGAGCGCCAATTGCAGGAAATCTTCGCCCTGGTAAGCTTCGATCCATGGACGACTATGCTGATTGACACTCGGCTTGCGCCAAGTATTATGTCACAATTTAGCCCTAGCTCGATTGCATCTTTAAAATTAAGCGTGATGGGAGACTACAGCCAACAACAATCATCAGAGCAGTACGGATTCACCGCGTTCGACTATGCGAGTTTGGGTGTGTACTGCTCAGTCATTTTGGTCTCAGTCGTCCTGTTCGGGGTGCATAAAACGTTTAAGAAATTTGGATATTTCGACCGCAGCGTGATTGTGCACGTTCTTCTCGCTGTCATTTGCGCATGCGCCGCCTTGCAAATTTTTACTCACACCGGTTTCAAGACATCGAACACGCTGCGATGCAAGCACGCAAAAGTGTACGGGCTGTCCGCTTCGAAAATCGTCGGCCACGAGGCAGAGTACGACGGCAAAAAGTTCACGTGCGTCCTACTCGTCAAATCCGATCTTCGCCTAGACGTAACTTTTGGATCCAGATTTGGTAAACAGACCCTACCAATTATGCAGCCGTTTGAGCTCACGTTCAACTGTTCGTATGCAATTGACATGCCCTTCTTGTCCTTCGCAAAGAACACGCCTGCTACGGTGAATGAAGTTTTGAAGACAGTACAGAAGGAAATGTCCGGGGCAAGTTTAACGTATTCGCATATACGAACCAGTGTTAATAACAAGGACAGCCAAGATAGCGCAACCAGTCCCGCAACAATGACAATAGCGGAAGATTTGCTCTACATCGTTGTACCGCAAGTCGAGATGGTTTTGCACGATCGGGTCACTATACTTTTTCGACAATGCTGCGAAAGAATGCTAGGGTTTGATGCTATTTGAAGCACAATTTTATGTGTTGAAATTGTATAGACGACATGTACACAATCAACCTTCTCTTCGCAAAGAGAGTGACCTGGGTAGCCACTGTTCTGCTTACTATGTCGCTAATTGTTACTGTGTCGGTACGTGCACTCAAGAAAGTCGAACAGAACAACAACGCCAATTACACCGCTCGTGTTGCAACGCGGAAGTTTTTGGATAAAATTGAACCACAGGCCGAGAAGGTTGAACGATTTTTGACAACGTTTGCGGATCTTGACAAGCACCAAATATGCATGCTTCTCGACGACAGCTCACGGCTGTGGGCAAGCTCTAATCGCGATGATCTTTCATTTGGCGAAACTGGGCAACGCCCTGGTATGGACATGTCTGACGCGGGCAATCGGATGTACTCAACGACGCACCCGATCAAAAAGCTCGTAAGCCTTTCGAAAACCGACAGCCTTACTTCGGAAATCTTGTATATTGAAGGCAGTACTTACGTGTCGCATGCGGTTGCCCTTTCCGGTAATATGGTTCTGATATGCGCATCAAGCATCGTTGTCTAGGCAGACTACTCTTCACGTTGTAATGTTTTGAATGCCGAGCCGCTATGCCAGATTTTGCGACTCACGATTGCTGTGGAGGTTTATAATTCAGATTCTCATAAGGAAGACCACAGACCCGGTATATTTGGATTCTACTTGCTTTTATTGCACGTGATTTGTAGTCTGTCCTTCCATACGTGTCGTTGCTAGGCTCTGGCGAAAAAAAATCACGAGAGCAAAGAAAGAAGATGTTTAGTGAATTGAAAACTGTCTTGTTAAATTTGCGATATTTGAAATGTTCAAATCCACCTCCATTGGGGCGTTGGGCCTCGGATTGCAGAGTGTCATCGGAGATCAAGTCTGCACTTGCCAATCTGGACTGCTGTGGAGATAAACTTTGCGGGGATCCGGTCAAGGCTAGCGAGGCGATTACCGTAGAGAGAACCATGAATAGCGACTATTAAGCCACTCACGTTTTTGTTTTTGGACCGTATTGCACAGTCTGGCTCGTATCTTTACCATTTTTTGTATTGCCTTTTTCCTCCGTGTTTGATTGCATAAGCCGGACTGGCTCGCTCTCATTGCTCATCAGGCCGTTTCCCAGCGTCTTTTTTTTGGCTGCGAGGTTGCGCTTTGATTCCATTGACCCACCGAGCGTCTGACCGACTTCCTTTTCCATGGCATCAATTGGCGCAATGGCCTCCCCTGCACGCAGCTGTGCCTCGGTGAGGACGGGCAATCCTTTCATGATGACATCGCGTGTGCGAACCTGCTTATTGATCGTGTCTACTCTGTGTTTTGAGGAGACGTCGATGTCGTGGGCCAGTACCAAGCTTGGCCCGTATAGGTCTTTCCCAATAGTGGACGATTGACGCACGTCGTTCAAATTGAACGACATCAATTATACGTTTTCCCTTTGGAAATATTTTTTTTGCAACAAGTGCGTTGTGTGGTCAACGTGGCAAATATTACTTGAGAAACAACGAAGCTTATGTCGGTCACGACCTCTCAGATTGCTCTATTCCGTGCAATTGCAAACAACGAACGTATGAACGTTCACAAGAGTCCTGCAGCATTGTTGCAGCCCGACCTTAAAATACCAGACGAAAGTCCTGCAGCAGAGCATCCCGATCTACAATCTGAAATACTATTCGACGACGAACCGCCTGAACAGCCCGAGATTGTAATGCTGAACGGTGAAGTACCGTTGCATGATTTGATTTCGCTAACAAGCGCCAAAAGCGCCAAAAGCGCCAAAAGCGCCAAAAGCGCCAAAAGCACCACAAGCGACAAAAGCGACAAAAGCGCCAAAAGCGCTAAGAGTGCAGTGTTGCGTCATACAACAAACGATGATTTGCTTGTTGAAAAAAAAATGCTTATTCGAGAGTTCCAATCACTTCGTGCGCAGCACCCCGAAATTGTGATCTTGGATGATCGTGTTTGCATGGAGTCTTCTTTTGATGACGTGCACCTGGCCCTTGTTCAGGCAAGGAATAGCGTAGAGATTGCCTCTGGTTCAGACATGCTAAAAGACGGGCTGCGAATCGGCAGCACGGGATTAGAGTACATCGCACCAAAAATTAGCCGGAAGATGGTCAGACTAGACGGTTGGAGTAACGAAGTGACGGCCGACTTGAACAGCGGTCGCTACGATGTGGTTCTTGCGGCGCTCTACCGCAAGTACTGGCGCAGCGGAGGCGGGGGATTCACGTCGTCGCCAATCGCACAGCTGCTCTTAATGCTCGTTGCGTCGGCGGGCATCTTTGCGTTCAAAAAGAAGTTCGACATGCCTTCGTCTGCTCCGTCGTCACAGAGAGAGACAGTGTCTGACACGCCTCCTACCGAACACAATCGTCCCCGGATGCGCCCGCCGTCAGTAGACTCCAAGACTCCCGGGCTCGACATGTCCTCACTTGCCGCTGGTATCGGTCCGGCTATGTCAATGATGCAGAACATGGGACCAATGATGGGACCGATGATGGGAATGATGACAGGGAAGTGATGTGAGACAGAGGTGTGTGTTCATGAGTTTGCCAGTGATAGCAATCCGCCGGCGACTCCGAAAGGCATTTTTCTCGGTTGACACTTTCATCTTCTAGTTAATTTTGATAATTCATCTTCTAGTTAATTTTGATAATTTAAATTTTTGGGAGTAAAAAAACGAAGGTTTTACATTACAAATACTCAATCGAGCTACTCAATCGAGCGCCGCACGGAACAGGATCGCCACAGCTCGTCATCCGATACGAACAGCTACAGCTCGTCATCCGAGACGAACAGCTACAGCTCGTCTTCTTATGCATAACAAGTGGTTAATTCAAGATAGTTACTTCGGAACAATCAAAGAAATACGTGGCGCGACAATTAGTCCTGAAGCCATGCTTCAGTTTTTCGACGATGTTGTTCGGAAGCATCCAAATAAAATACCCCTGATCCAAGAGTTCTCCAATATCCATGTTCTTTTGGCGAGCGCAGATGCACAGCAATACGTAAGAGAAGGAGAATCTACATGGGCGGACATTTTGACGAGCGAACAGTACGATACGCTAGAACGCAATCGCCATTTGGTGATCGGGTTCATGCTCATCACTCAAAATTGTGAAACTGGTTTAGATTTTATCGAATATATGGATACCATGGTTCGAGGGCATCATCTGGGAAGACATATGTGCACAAAGTATAAAAATGAGACGCACCACAAACTCTTACCCCGGATTATTGTTAAGACTTCCGTAAACTATTGGGCAAAAGAATTGGATGTCATCAACGACGAAGGGAAAATAGAGCGACGATTAATTGATCAATCGATAGAACCGACCAGAAATACAACCGAAGATATTAACTGGGAAGAGCTATACATGCTGTGTTTTGATAGTTTGGACCGCGTGGCCACCGACGCGTGCTCGTGCGTCACTTCTCCAGCTTCACATGACTTCTGCAGCCTACCCGAGCCCAACAGCTACAGCATGTCTTCTAAGTCAGAACGTGACCTCTTGGTCGTCGGCTTGTAGTCAGCGACGAGCGCATTCCAATCTGGCGCGTCGTTAAGCGCAGCCTCCTGCTCCGGCTCCGGCGCCGGGCCAGGCTCAAGGCCAGCCTCCGGGCTATGCTCCGCCTCCTCCGTGTCTGCCAACACTGGGACCGCCTTAAGCGCCGGGCCTGACTCCGGCAGCGGGTCCGCCGCCTGCTTTAGCATCAATTCCGCGCCAACCGGGCCAGGCTCAAGGCCATCATCCGGACCAGGCTCGAGGCTAGCCTCCGGGCCAGGCACAGGGCCGACCTCTGCACCCTCCGCGTCTGCCAGCTCTGCCTCCAGCACCAGTCCCGACTCCGTCTCCAGCTCTGGTCCGAAATCCAGCTCCAAAGCAACGCGCTCGTTTGCGATCGCGCCAAGAAAAAGTGTGGTACGGACAGGCGGGACGGAGGCGTCGGAGGCGTCGGAGTCGCCGTCGGACTCCTCGGGGTGGGTGAAACGGAGCTGCACCGGGCTGTACATGGTCAAGGGAGAAGTGTGCGTGGTTGAAGTGTGGGATCGTAAGCTTGCTTGAAGTGTGGGATCGTAAGCTTGCTTGAAGTATGGGATCGTGCGTGCTTAAACTTACGTCGCCGAATCTACTTGAAGTCGATCTAGTACAGCCACGTGCTCTGCGAATGGGTTAGCTTGTTAAACGCCTGCATGACCGAGCTCTTGCCAACGCCAATCGGACCGCTTATCGTGACAATGAGCATTCAATCAATTCGACAAACGAATGGCCGAAAAAAATATTTTGTAATTCAAAAGATGCCATCTTTCAAACGAATCACCGATGTGGGCCAAGGGGTCGCCGGAATCGTATTTGCCGTGTTTTTGTTAACATTTGCTATAATGATGTCACCGCAAATAATTACGCTGTTGATGTATGCGGGGCATTATACGCCCCACGTCGCAAAGTCAGTTAGGAAAGGCGCGGGGGAAGCGTTCTCCTCGATGATGTTTGTGCCTGCTCTTGTGTACTTTGGTCTTGTCCTATCAATCGTCATATATTGTAGCACAAGTGCAATTGCTAAGTTCAAAGTAGAGGAAGAAGACGACAAGCTAGACAGCAAAGCGTAGCGACTATTGGGTTCGGTTTATTCAGTACACCTACAACAAGTGTCCCATCGTTCACGCAGAGCAAATAACGACCTTGTAGAGATGGCCGGCGACAATATTAAATGTAGTGCAATATAAATAGCAACATGTTGGTCTTAGAAGATACAGATGATGAAATTATTCTAAAACACGTAGCGAAGGCTATTTACGGAACGAAAGAAAACGACATTGTGGCGATGACTGAAGGGGATCAGGCAAATTTTAACATGTCGCTTACACGAGGGTCAGTTTTGAAAATATTCAATAATTTAAAATTGGAAAACGACGACACAATTTTATGGATTGGATATGGCGACGGGTTCGAGGCGACTGGTTTGGTGCTGCTCGCCCATAAACGTGGTATCAAAATCAAGATCATTGGTTACGATATACTAAAACACGCAAAGCTATTGGCAGTTAAACGCCTTGCCCGTGTCAAAGAACAATTTGGCGTTGACTTAACAACACGTATCGATTTTCATTTTCAAGATATCTTAGCCGTTTCGCCAAATAAACATCGGTATACGCACGTATACACAACGGCGCCCGTGCCGCACGTGTGCAACCATTGGGCAAAACTCGGATTGTTAGGTCGGTGCCACAAAGACGAAGGCACCCGGCAGCTAATAGGTTTTCGTGACCCTCACTTCAATAAGCGAGATGCACGATATTTATTGAAAAGAAAAGGTCTTCACGGAGGAATCGAAGAAGAGGTACACACGTGCCAAGTATCCTTGTCCAATAGTAACGAAAAACGTATTCTTGTATTTGCACCACTTACGAATAAGGTTCGCAAAGCAATCTCGAGCGCGTATGACATCAAAACCTATTTGCTTTCAAGCGCCAGCGGAAGTAATAGAGAAAATGCACTCGAAATAGACGACGACTCTGACGACGACTCTGATGACGACCCTGACAACAATCTTGAACAGTCTAAAGGAAGTAATAGAGAAAATGCACTCGAAATAGATGACGACTCTGACGACGACTCTGATGACGACCCTGACAACGACGGCGACGACGATGGTTTTGATTACGACGACGATGATAGCGATGATGATTACGATAGCGATGATGATAGATATCTTAAGCAGATCACTCACAAACACATAAAAAAGAAGAAACAACAAAAAAGGAATAAACGCATCAAAGCTTAGTTGTCACTTGTGGGTTATCGACGAACAAGCATGAGCAGCGTCACAGTTCGATGAAGCTCACTGACACGGTGCGACAGGTGCATGATCATGATAAGCATGAATATAGAGAGGGCAAAGCCGCATGCTAGGGCGATTTTACCCACGTGCTGCGACGATAGCACGGCCTTGATTGCGCCAGTAGTATACGCCGCCGTTGGCCTCACATACGGCACCGCTTCGACGCTCTGCTCGAGCGTCGAATCGATCTCCTGCATACGAACCGGGGCCGAAGGAGCTACCGACGGCAACAACGCACGTTGTTCTTCCATGGGCTTGGGTTCTGCGTCGACATAACCCGATGGCCACACTCTCCGCGCAAGTGAGACCGCAGCGGACTTTTTGGAATGCCTAAGATCGCGCGGGTCGTCCTTTGCTTCGTCGTCCTTTGCTTCGTTTGCGAAATCTGTCAGTCTAAACCCGTTAGACCACCCGTTAGACATTTATCTTGTTCCACGAACTGATTTTTTTTGCTTGTCTCGACGCCTAATTGTCGACCTCGGTCCGTGGGTTCTCGTACAGGTTCGTCATCGTCGGCGCCATCAATGACACAAAGCTTGGCGGACGGCGGACGTTAGTGTATACGTGGTCGGTGCGCTGCTGGCCTTCGCTTTTCTCCGTCGACCAATTTAGGTTAGTCAGATTGGAGGGGGCAACGCTTATTGGTGCACGAGGTGGTAACGTGAATTCTTGGCGCAGATTGACTGGTTGCGACATATCGAAAGCGTTCGGTTCGACGCTATTGGATAGAAACCTGTCAGTTCCCACAACGGGCGCATTTGGCATTGTTTCTGTAGATGTGACTAAATCGGGCTGCTCTGGCTGAAGGTACTTGTTTACCGTCGGCTGTACAGGTTTGTATTCTATAGGCGTGTGCAAGTATCCCTCCGATTGTCGGCGGTCAGGGGCAAACGCCTGCCCAGGCACGTTAGTAGTTTTGGCGGGAACAACCGGTCCTTCAAGCGAGCTCGCAAGAAAAACTTCTTTCCGGTCAAAGCGCAACGCAGCTTCTTCGTTCGAGGGCAGAACTGCTTGTTCGTAACGTGTTGGTTGGATTGCGTATCCGAGTGCAGGTGCACGGATCGACACATTGCGCGCCGCTCGTGCGTTGTTAACCGCTTCCCGTCCGGCGTGGTCCGTCCAATAACTTGGCACTGCGGCGACGTCGGGATTTTGTGCTCCCCGCTGCGCCACGTACGACTGTCTTGCCTGCGATGTTCTTGACTTTATCACCGCCACATCGTCGGCAGGCAAAGGTGCAGGCTTAGCCCGTCGCGTGGGCTGGTCCTGTAGGCCGACTTGCTGGCTACGCTCGACCTCGAAATACTGCCGCTCGGAGGCAGAGTTCAATCCCATCGGGACGGCCGCAACAATGGGTTGGCTCGGTTCCGGGTCTAATCTGCGCTGACTCCAAATCTTACCAGTCATGTTGTCGCGGGTTGTGTCCGTGTCCCTAAGGCGCAACCGTGCCCGGCCGTCGTCGTTCCCTACGTGCAGCTGTTTAAGGCCCTGGTGTGTTACAATAGGTGCATATTCGACCCTTGTGGTGGACCTTCTGAGCACGCCCGTTTCGGACGTTTGGCCCATTGGTTTTTGTAGTGCGTTTCCGGCATCCATTCGAGACTGCCGGGCTGGGGCCGGGTCGGCGAATTTGCGCTGGCGAAGAGGAAGCGGAAGCTCTCGTGAGTGATACCCGAATTTTTCGGTTCGTGCAGGATCAATGTGAACCTTTGACAGATTGTCACCACCTCGCTCTACTCGTTTGTTTGAGAGGTACGACGAGTGCGTCCCGACGTCCATTCGGTACTGGTCCTGCATGGCCTCGACGCCCCCGATCGTAGACACTTTCTCGAACGTCGGATTCCACTTCATTTCCTGATGCTCCGGAAGCTGTTCGTAATTTCGTAGCAGGCTTATACCGTAAGGGTTCTCGGCGGCTTTGGACGCATGCTGCGGGTGGGCACGTTTCAGTTCTCGGTCGGCGACCAGGTCATCCTCGCTTGTCGGAACGACGTCTTCAAGGCGCTTAATACTCTCGGGCAGTCTACGGTGCGCAACACGCTCGTTTTCACGATTGTCGACGCGGTCTCCGTCGGACGGAAGCTGCTTGTATGCCACGCTGGTTTCAGTGTCCCAATCCGGCGCCCGCTGGCGCTTCGTTTCGAGAAATGGAGTCGACCACGAGGCCTCTGACAATGACATCATCATTTACAGCCATAGTATATTTTTTAGCTGACTAGACCCGGCGCGCCTATGCTGCGGCAGGTGCGCTTGGTGGAAGGTACATGGGACGGAAGAGTGCGCTTGGCGGTGGAAGGTAAGTGGGACGGAAGTTGGCATAATCATACCGTGCGGCGTTGGCTTGCACTTCTTGGCGCGCTGTACGGGCTCGCATATCAGCTCGCGCTTTGAGTTCGTTTTGTGCGAGCGCATAAACAAAGACGCATGCAGCAGTCTCGTGGTATAAGGCACACGCAACCTGGTACAGCAAGGCGTACAGGCATGCGGCCTGGTACATGGTGAACATGATGAACTGCACCAGCACAATGGCGGCGAACGCAATCGGTAGGATATACATGGTTCGTTTCCAGATGCCCAGACTGGGCAGTTGGTTATAAAAAAAAAAAATTGTTAATAAAATGACGAGCGATGTGAGGTCAGCCGTCGTGGCCGCACTTCTGGTTGTGTTGACTCTCTCTATCTTTGCGCTTGCTAGGCATCGATACAACAAGCGAGCTACCAAATTGGCCCGGCAAAAGGTGATTTCAAATGATCAAACGTACATGGGCTACAATCCGTTCACTGACAGTGATGACCAGTGCGGAGACAAGACGGTGCAGACGTGTTCGACTGGTGATTTTGCGCAGGCAAGACTACAGATTGACGGCAAAATAGATTACAACGTCGATAGCGCCATTGATGACCCGACATTCAATTACAATGAACATAACACATTTGACGGGCAGCTGTGCGACAAGATTATCAGCGACAGCGTTTATGATGGGGAAAAGTTTCAGTGGAACCATGGTAATTTTGTTGCGGCGGAGACACGCACAGTAGATTGCTATCTGTGCAAGAGTACAACGCGGGATCTAGACTCAAACGGAGATGCTGCAAAAGTACAAATGAATGATAAGAAAGAATGCCGTGGCCCAGTGAAATGCACGGGTCAAACAAATTCGCCTACTGAATTAGAAGCGCAATTGTATTATTCGTCGGGCGACAGCAGCAAAATTAATGTATCGAATAATTCTATGTATACCAGGGACTTGACCGTCGAGTACATACTGGGCGGGGCATACCCGCCCGCACCGCTTATTTACTGGCACTTTGCTGAGCATATATTGCGCTATCTCGGTGAAACCCCTTATTACCCGAGCACGATCCCACAGGTCGATAGCGATAGTGTTACTTTTAACACTCGCGGAGTTCTCGTAGCAGATCCGAAGATCGTACATGCGAACAGCGGCATTTACATCGGCCAACACAATCACGTCGAAACTAATATCATTGATCATCACGTCGAAACTTCACTTTCGTCATTTACAATATGGCTGCACTTTAAAGTCTCGGACACACTTGACTCAAACATTCCGTTGCTGTCTCTCGATGTTACAGCATCCCGGGGAAATACACTACACGAGGTCGTCAAAGTTGACAATGGTGCGGTTTTCACAGTTCAGAACGATTCTTCTGACTCAATCAAGCATATCAGCGCCAACGACCAGCATCAGGTGGCGCTCGTTGTCAAAGACGGATTTGGGACATTATATGCTGATGGCATAGAATTCGGTTTCTTTAACTACTTCAAGTCATACGACGACAAAGATATAAGTAACATCAGACTTATTTTGGGCAACAGTGCCGACAGTGCCGATAGCGACTTTGACAGCTCGCAGGCTGTCGTGCGTATCGACGAAATTGGCGTTTGGGATACGGCGCTGACAGAGGCAGAACTGGTAACCATGGCAAAGCAGGTTGATTCGCAAACTGTCCTTACCGGAATGCCGCACGATAAAGGTTCGCTAACTGCTTGCGGCGCAACGCCGACCACAATTGTCGGACGGGCAGATTCGTTCAATGTCAAAGCTGTAACCGTATCCGATAGCGCAACCGTATCTGATATCGAAAATAGCGCCGCAGGAAACGCACTGCTGGCACCATTGCCGATATACACGGGTCCGACGATAGTGTCAGACCCGCCGACAATAGTGCCAGACCCGCCGACAATAGTGCTAAGCCCGCCGACGATAGTGTACCCGCCGTTCCCGCCGACGATAGTGTCAGACCCGCAGCCATCAGGCCTGAGTCGTCGCCGTGCAGAAGCACGGCTTGGTGGCGAGATGCTGCTTGTATCGAACATCGCCTGAAAGTGATGCAGTTTCCATGAGTAATCAACGAAAGCGTATTTCGCGATTTATGCGTGTCCTAGTCGACGGGCCATGCCGGGCACCTCGCCGGGCGCCTCGCGTATTATAAACAGCCTCAGGCTCGAGCGGAACCCTCTTGCACTTTCCACCTGACCATTTCGTGATATCCCAAGCAAGCGTACGCTCTAAGTCGCAGCCCGTGCGTTGCCTGAATGCCAGTAGGAGAATATCTACAATTTTGAGCTGGATGGTCCGCTGGGTAGACTGGCGGGGCGATGGTTGAGGAATCATTTTGATATGAGTCTTACTATATGAGTCTTACTATATGATTGGTCATTTTTTCGTTTTGTGAGTTTACTCTCAATGACTGCGAGGGCAGACAAACGGCGCTCGGAACGAATGTTTTTTTGAGTTCTGCAACTCGGCACGCGTGGCCGCAAGTGTTAGATGCTCAGTTGAGTATATTTTGCTTAAGTGATGTTCTATCCAGTTGTTGCAATTGGTCGGCATGGACCCGGACGTACTCACCATCGGTAACATAATACTGGAACCGCCTTGGACGAGTTCGCCGTCGTGCACGTTGTTGACGCAATCCATGTTCTGATTAGCAGTGACATCGCCTTTTTCGTCGCAGTCGTGGAAAAGGCCAAATACGTGACCGAGCTCGTGCGCCATCACGTGGGCTAGTTCAAAGCCACAGGACGATGACTGTTCGACGGAGCGCCACGGCGTCTGTGCGCCCGAATTAATGTAAACGTTGCCAATGTAATCATGAGCGTTATAATATTGATAGTTATGGTATGTGACGTTTGAAGGACCTCCCGGGAACGCATACATGACAGCGTTGTAAAACGACGGATGCATTTGAGAATTATCTGAGTTTAATTTCTCGAAATCCCAAGACGCAATCCGAATGTCGCCGATATTGTAATTCGTTTTTTGAGTTTGTGAGAGAACGGCCGTTGGTGTTGCGGTGAGCGGATTATGGTTCTCAAGTCCCAGGCTGCGAAATACCACTTCGACACCGAGAGCGTTTTGCATGCATTGCGCCCACCACGTCATAGCACGGCGTATCTCAACCTCGACGTCAATTGCACACGAACCAGGCATCGAAAACGTGTCAGTTGTGACAGTGCTCGTGCTCATTGGGCCGGCGGCGGCCAGCTCAAGATCCGAGACCACCACATCCGCACGAACAAAACTATAAGTGAAAATAACACGGGTCTCCGATTCTTGTACAGCACGTAGTAAACCGTTCCATCCGTAAACATCACTTGCGACCATGTCAGAGTCAGTGTCAGACGACCCCTGTGTGTCACCACCGTCACCGGCGCCAAGGCCGCCGGACGATTTCTGTGCGTCGCCGCCGCCGCCGCCGCCTAGCAGCGCAAGGACCGTAACAAGTATAAAGACTCCCACAACGGCCAATATAATCGCAAGAATATAAACAAACTGCATCAATTAATTAAAACCAAGAAAAAAATATCCACTCTCAAAAGCGCACCCAGCTCGGCACCTCAACGCCGACATTAGTATCGCAGCGGGCGCCGTCAATTAGACAATTCAGTAAGGCGCAGTGCTTATCGTCCCATCGCTTCGGCGTAATAGAAAGCCGAATCATGGCCAGATACATCTGTCGCTCTTCTTCGCCCTCTACCCCTTCCTTTGATGCGGTAATACGGTATAGTTCTATTTGTTGTGCGCTGCCAAACGAAAAAATGCAGCCGACACACATCGTGCTTTTCCAGTACTGCTTGTCCACCGGATACTGGTAGATAGTTAGACGCTGATAGGTGTCGTCCCCATGCGCCTCCCTTATCAACGTTTGTACCTCTTCAGGGCAATTGCACAGGAACTGACAAGCTCGTCCGCGGGCTTGCTGGCGGCTCATCAAAGGCGCCTTGTTGTACGTGGCGTGCCACTTCCCTGCGCAGTCCATGCTCCACGTTGCACCCGGTCCTATAGTACACTGAACCCATTGGTTCGTGTGGATTCGACACCAGCGCCAGGGCATCTTTCAAGATCGTACCTCAACCATGTACCTCAACCTAGGTGCCCTGTTACGGCACTTTAAGCTCCCGCAAAGTTTTTATTTTTGCGGAAAAATTTGAAAACTTTAGATGAATTTTACACAGAGTCGGTGTCCTCCATCCCAATGCCGACCGACCATGCGCTCGCATCTGTCAGCTCTCGGCGGCGCCGCACATTGCGTCAGACACGAAGGCCAACGTAAAACTCGAAAGTAGGAATCGGAGTAGCGCCTGAACCCGGAGCTGCCACAGACATGCGCAACAGACTTAATCTTCCTCGAGTACTACACGGCGGCGGCGCTTTCGTTTCGGCTCTTCGTCGTCAGTGTCGTCGTCAAACATCCCGGGCTGGTTAAATATGTATTCGACCATCTCGGCGTTTTCCTTGCCAAATAGCAACGAGTCCCTATTGCCGAGCGCAGTATTTCCAATTTGTGTTGCTTCTATTTTTCTTGAAGCATCCGCGGAGTGATGCCAGCACGAAGACCCAGTGACGAACGAAATCCGTGACTTGAGATGCAGAACCACTGCGATTTCTTTCAGCGGCATTAAGCCATTTGGTGGACGGGAACTGTAATCGCATATGCATCGAACCTCGTTCAAGTTGTCATTCAGGCACCAAATCATTGGATAGTCAAACTCGCTATCGAAACCCGCTAGGCAGTATTCGTAGTTGCTGCCGCAATAGCATTCGCAGTTGGTGAGTTCGATCATTCGAGGGACGTAGTGCTTTTCGTACGACGGTCCGTAGCGGCCATCTGATTTGACGCATTGGAGGTTGTTGCACTTCGCAATCGTGCACATCGCCGTTGGTTTGCGCACCACCAAGTAGTCTCCGATTCCATTTGGGAGAGTGTCGCAATACTCCTGAATCAACGGGTCGCTCTTGAGACTGATGACCTTATACTCGTCACGTCGCTGCTTCAATTTATAAAGCACCATCTGTTGATTGTACTCACAACGTTCTTGGGCATCGTCGTCGTTATCCGAATTGTCGTCGCTGCTCTCGCGGGCAAAGCGTTTAAGGCGCCTGTATCCTTGTCGTGGGTCATCGTCTACAAACTCGCCCTCGCTTTCGCTCGTATTACTGACGTCGTCGTTGTCCTCGCTAGACGAATTCACGACAAACCCACGCAAGTTACCGTCCGAATCCTCGTCACTGTCGCTTGGCTCGACCATGCTCCCCACTGATTTTCTTAATTAGAAGACCTGTCAGGACAGGCAATTCAAAAAGTATCAAGTTATTACTGTGGGACTCAACCTAGGTGCCATGTTACGGCACTTTAAGCTCCCGCAAAGTTTTTATTTTTGCGGAAAAATTTGAAAACTTTAGATGAATTTTACACAGACGATTTTATTTTTTAGGGAAAATTTTGAAAAGTTGAGATGAATTTGGCATTAAGACTTTTTTTTTATATAATTTTGAAAACTTGAGATGAATTTGGCATTAAGACTTTTTTTTTTATTTTGAAAACTTGAGATGAATTTTATTTTTGAGCAAAAATTTTGAAAACTTGAGATGACTTTGGCATTCCGACTTTTTTTTTATGAACAATTTTGAAAACTTGAGAAATTACCAAGAACAATTCGGTCAATTGTGACGTCCCAGACACGCCAGGACACCCGGGCGGTTTTTCGTGACGTAACGGCCGCAAAATGCGCTGAGCCAAAAAAGTTGATGCGTGGGAACGCACTGAATGGCCTTATGAATGCCCCTACACAACAACACACAACAACAAGTATATGCTGCAAAAAGCAACGGCGGAAAGAGATGACTGATGCGCGTTGGTAAATTGGTGCACCGCTCGTCCAACGCCTGGACCCGATTGTGGCTCGTGAGTGTGACCCGTTCGGGTTCATCTCGCCTCATCTGAGAAATTCGCTTTGAGGGCCGCTTCGAGGGCCGTCTTCTCCTCCTCCGTCACTGTGCCTCCAAACGAAGCGCAAAAAACAACGGAGGAATGTCAGTAAAACGCACACATGTATGCTGGACATACATTTCACCTTGATTTATTTCAAGCACGCTTGGAACGCCGCCACTTGTCCGCGATTGGTGTACCACATTCCTATAGGACACAACACGTAGGGATGCGAAGTCGTTGGGGCGCCGTCCGGGACTTGTAGGTCAATGTTGTCGGGATGCAGGTAAAGCTCGGTAAGATTGATCAAGTTTGCGAGCTCTTTTGGGACGCGGCCTGGCACCACCGCGCAATTTGTCAACCAAAGTACGATGTATATCCAGAACGACGCTATGCCAGCCACAGTGCACCTGTCAGCTGGTTGCCGCTCAGCCCGAGTCCTTTCAAATTTACCAACTGGCCGAGCTCGACAGGAATGTTCCCTGAAACAGAAGCCAAATTAGACGCCAATTCGTTATGTGGTATGATGGGGACTACAATCGCACCCGTGAGCTGGTTGAACCCGAGTGAGAGATACGTCAAATTAATGAGTTTCCCGAGCTCCTTGGGCAAGCAACCTGTGAAAACATGAAATCGTCAGTCGACTGGGTCGAGGTGTTGTAGGATATACAACCTGCCTTCGATCGAGTTGCTTGAGACATCGAGCTCAGTCAAGTTGATGAGGTCCCCGAGCTCCTTGGGCAACTCGCCTGCAAAAAAATGAGAATGTCAGCAAAACTTACAACGCATATATGCTGGGACATACAAATCGCACCGTCGAGACCACATGCGACCATTTTGAGCTCCTTTAGGTTTGTAAGAGCGCCCCAGTCAGACGGGATTCCACCGGTGAACTTGTTGGTGTTGCTGTAGCTGTCGCCAAGGCTGAGCACCTCGAGTGAAACTGGGAGCTGCTTGGGCAGTTCACCTGCAAAACAAGAGGGAAATGTCAGTAAACATACAACGAATGTATGTTGGGACATACGACTCGCCTCGGAACTTATTGCCGTCCAGGAAGAGGTCTGTCAAATTGACAAGGTCGGAAATCTCCTTGGGCAGTGCACCTGTATAAGAAATGGAATGTCAGTGAAACGCACGAAGGCATGCATGGGGGACATATGCCGAGCGGCTGCTGGCAGCACCTGTGAGTATATTTCCTATCACATTCAGGACAGTCAGGTTCGTGAGGTTACCGAGCGACGCGGGCAGCTTGCCTGTCGGGTGAGCGCGATTATCAACAGTTATGAGATCCATTAAGAGTAGCAAAATATAGCAACGTATGGTGCCACGCACCGCGCAAGCCTTCAAACTTCAGTACGATTCGCTGCCATTCGCAGATCGTATGATCACGGACGACTTTGGAGGTCGCATGCATTGCAGACGCGTCGTCGCTCCACGCCAAGAACATGACGACCTTGAACCAGAAGGAGGCCGGCATCATCTCGATGCGGCACTGAAA